TATCAAAATCAACCTTTTAGTATTTATAAAACTTATCATACTGTTATTTTAGATCATAATCCTCAATTTTTAGAAAAAATTTTATTTGATTTAAAATATAATTTTAGTAAATCAATTAAAGAATATGAAAGGGCAACCAAAATACAAAGTTGGTGATAAAGTAATTATTACTAACGATGATGTAAATTCTATAAATTATGGAGATCATATAGGAGAAGTATATATTGTAGATCCATTTGGTACATGGGATGATCCATCTGATGTATCTTATGATATTATGATTGAAGATTATCGTCATCCTTCAGCTCCCGATAAACCTAGTAAATGTTTATGTAAACATTATACTGAAAAATTAGTAAAACCTTATGTCAATAATAAGTAAATCAGATAAAATTAAATCCGAATATTGTTGTACTGTAGTACAAATCGGTGAAATTAAACCAATCGAAGGTAAAGATTTAATTGGTCAAACATTAGTTAATGGTCTTTCAATTGTAGTACGTAAAGATCAAGTTAAAGAAGGAGATATTCTTTTTTATGCTGCTAATGAAACTCAATTAAATGAGAAATTCTTATCTATAAATAATCTTTTTGAAGATAAACAACAAAATGTTGATCATGAAAAAAGAGGTTATTTTAATAAATATGGACGAGTTCGTATGATTAAATTAGGCGGATGTCCTTCTATGGGTTATCTATTTAATTTAGATGAATTACGTAATTATTGTCCTAATATAACTGAAAAAGATATTCCTAAAGTTGGAGATGATTTTGATATGGTAAATGGAGAAATATTTGTTAAAGCTTTTGTTCCTCCTATTAAAAATTATCAACATAGATCTAGTGGTAATAAACGTGGAAAAAAATTAGCTAAATTTGATAGGATGATTCCTGGAGAATTTGCATTTCATTATGATACTAGTCAGTTAAATAGATGTATAAATCAAATACAACCTACTGATTTAGTGACAATTACAACTAAAGTACATGGATGTGTAGATGCAAATACTTTAATTAATACAAATAAAGGACAATTTACTATTAAAGAAATTGTTGATAAAAAAATGGATGTATTAATTGAAGCTTTTGATTTTGAATCAAAACAAAAAGTTTTTGTTCCAATAGATCAATATTATACTATTCCTAATGATGGAGATTGGTATGAAATTGAATTAGAAAATGGAATAAAATTAATAATTACTGGTAATAATCCAGTATATCTGCCTGAATTAAATTGTTATCGTAAAGTATGGGATTTAAAAATTGGGGATTCTGTATTGATTTCATAAATTAATAAAAATGCCGTATAATTACTAAAAAGAATCATTAATCATGTAATTTAATAGTAATTATGAGTAAAGTAATAAATTGCCCTATTTGTGGCCAACAAATTTCTAATACTAATTAGTATCATATTCACCAATGTATTAGAAATTATATTAATAATTTATCTTTAGAACAAAAAGAAGAAATTATTAATTTATATAATAATGAAGGATATTCAATGGTGGATATGTCTAAATATTTTAATTTTTCATATTCTTTAACTACTAAAATTCTTGCATAGTTAGGATTAAAAAGAAGAACTTTAAAAGAAGCTTGTTCAAAAAAACGTCGAAAGGAAAAATATAAACAAACATGTTTAGAACATTTTGGCTATGAACATAATTTTTGTAAAAATTCTGAATCTAGACAAAAATGGGAAAAAAGACTTTTAGAAGAAGAAGGAATTACTAATGTTTTTTAGAGAGAATCTGTTAAACAAAAAATTATTCAATCTTTAATTTCACATTATGGAGATAATTTTAGACAAAAAATTAATTCTAAAGAGCATTTAATTAATAATTTAATTTTAAAAGGAATGACAAATATTGAAGCTGAAGAATATTATAATGATTTTATAAAACGTAAAATAAGTTATTTATTAAATGGTTATTTTATTTCAAGTTTAAGTAAAAGATTTGAAACATATCTTTAGGAATTTAATATTAATTATGAAATGGAATTTAAAATACATACTTCTTTTGGAAATAAATATTATGATTTTAAGATTGATAATTATTTAATTGAATTAAATGGAGATTTTTGGCATGCTAATCCTAAAATTTATCAAGCAACAGATATAATGCCTTTTCCTGAAGGACAAAAATTAGTAAAAGATATTTGGGAAAAAGATAAATTAAAAAAAGAATTAGCATTACAAAATGGATATAAATTTATTACATTATGGGAATGCGATTTAAATAATCCAAATAAAATTCAAAAAATTAAAAATATAATGAAATTATATGCAGAACGTCAAAATAAAATCAATAAAGAAAGTACCAATTCGAAATAGGTATGATTTAACTGTTAATAGTACACATAATTTTTTTGCGAATAATATACTTATTCATAATACTTCAAGTATTATAGGAAATATCTTAGTAAAAAAACCAAAATATTCAAAAGGATTTTTTGGTAATCTTTATAATAAATATTTTGTATATTTACCAAAATGTTTACAATTTACTATTTCAGATTATGATATTGTATGTTCTTCACGATCAGTTATTATTAATTCTGAAATAAATCCTAATAAACAAGAAGGATATGCAGGTGGTGCTGTTCAACGAGTTATTAAGGAATATACCGATTTATTGAAACCTTATATTCCAGAAGGAATAACAATTTATTCTGAAATATGTGGTTATTATACTAATACATCTACTCCTATTCAAAAGTTAGGTCAAGCTTATGATTATGGTTGTAACGAAGGTGAAAATAAAATTATGCCTTATCGTATTACATCTAAATTAAGTGATGGTTCATCATATGAATGGGATGTTCAGGAAGTTTGGGCTTGGACTATTAAATTACAATCAGAACATCCTGAAATTGCAAATAAAATTCTTCCAATTGAAATTCTTTATCACGGAACATTACAAGATCTTTATCCACAATTTAATCCTAAAGAACATTGGCACGAAAATGTACTTGAAGCTTTAAAGAACGAAAAACGTTTTGCTATGGAAGAAAATGAACCATTATGTATTCATAAAATACCTCGTGAAGGTATAGTTCTTCGTATTGATCAAGATCCTATGAAAGAAGCATTTAAATTAAAATGTTTAAAATTTCTTGGAACGGAAGCTAAAGCTATGGATAGTGGTGAAGTTGATTCTGAAATGTTAGAAACAAATTATTAATTATGTCTAATAAAGAAAAAGCTATTCAATTAATTGAAGCATATTATGATCGTAAACAAATTCAAGTTTACGATCCTGATTGTGATATTAAAGATTGGACTAATATAGAAAATTCTTTTATTTGGACATATTTAGAAATGTTTTGTAAAAATTTAGATAAATATAGAATTATTGAAGAATGAAAAAATTAATTTGGTTAGATGATCAACGTAATCCTTATTCTAATTGGATTGAATGTTCTCCAATTGGAAAATGTGTAGATATTATATGGTGCAAATCATATACTGAATTTATTCGCTGGATTACAGATAATGGATTACCTGATGCAATTTGTTTTGATCATGATTTAGGAGATGAAATTATTGGATTTCCATCAGATGAAAAAACTGGTTATGATTGTGCAAAATGGTTAGTTCGTTATTGTGAAGATAATGATTTAAAATTACCAAAATGGAATATTCAATCATCTAATCCAGTTGGTAAAGAAAATATTAAATCATTACTAACTAATTTTGAAAAATATGGATAAAAGAATTTAATATAATATTTATATTAATAAATATACTAATTAGTTAAATATCTAAAATATGGAATATATACATATTTGCCCTAATTGTCATAAAGAAATAAAATTTAAATAGAAATTTCATTTTAATAAAGCTGAACAAGAAAATAGACTTTGTTTATCTTGTAGACTAACTCAAAAAATATATCAGAGAAAATGTCCTATTTGCGGTAGAGAAATTACATATAAAAGAAAAGGAGATTATGATTTTGCCGTAAAGAATAATACTAAATGCAATTATTGTAGTGAAAATTCTGGTAAATTTAAATCTGGAATTTTAATGCATACATGTAATAATTCTCCATTATATTCTTTAGAAAAATTACTAGATTTATTTAATCAAAGTTTTTATTGGCTAGGTGTTATTTTAGCTGATGGTAATTTTTATAAAAATAGATTTGAATTATCTTTTAAAACATCAGATTTATATTTTTTACAACAATTTGGTAATTATATAAATTTTGATAACTCTAAAATAAAATATAGAAAAAATAATAGTTATTGTTTAGCTTTTTCTAATAAAGATAATTTATCTATAATTAGACAAAAATTTAATATTCATTATTGTAAAACTTATAATCCTTGTGATTTTAGTTATTATGAAAATTATTCAGAAACTCAATTATTAAGCTTATTAATTGGTTTTATTGATGGAGATGGATGCATTTCTAAAGATGGCAAATATATTAGTATCATAGCACATAATACTTAGAAAGATTTTTATAAACAATTAATATTAAAATTAAATATTAATTTTCATATAAGAATTATTAATAAAACTAATACAATTATTATTTCTGCTGGATCTAAAAAAGTTAGGGAAAAATTAAATATTTTTATAAAAAATAATAATTTATTTATTTTAGATAGAAAATGGAACAGACTAAAAATTTAAATAAAAAAGAGACCCCGTTAGAATATAAAATTTATGTTCTAGTGGGGCCTCCATAATATCCAGCAAGTGGTAAATCTACTTTAGCTAAAAAAATGCATGAAGAAGATAATACTAAGGTAATTATTAATCGTGATAATATTAGAGAAGCAAGAGGTACTTACTGGTTACCTAGTCAAGAACAATATATTTCTGATATTGAGGAATTTGAAATAAAAGCAGCATTAAAAAATAATTTAACTCCGATTATAGATGCAACTAATTTAAGTGACAAAACAATGGCAAAATGGAGTAAAGTAGCCAACGAATGTAATGCTAAATTAGAAATAATAAAAATGCCTTATATTTCTTTTAAAGAAGCTTTAAAAAGAGATACAGAAAGAGGTTTAAATGGAGGAAGAGCTGTTGGAGAAAAAGTTTTAACGAAATTTTATAGACAATATTATTTAGATGAATATATATCTGAAATGTGTACAGATAAATGTTTATCTAGTGAAGTTGATATTAATAAAATACCAGCTGTAATATTTGACCTAGATCTCACGTTAATGTATCGAAATGGTAGAGATATATATGATTATAAATCTGCTAAAAATGATACAATTGATCCCAAAGCTAAATTTTTAATCGAAAAGTTAAATGAAAGTGGAGTACAAGTAATTATATCTACAGGTAGAGATTTTACTGAAGATTCATTAAATGCTATTTATGAATCTATGAAAATTCAACCCAATGAAAAATTCAATAAAAAAGTATATCCTTATATGGTATTTGGTCGAAAAGTATCAGATAAGAGAAAATCTGTAGAAGTAAAATATGAAAATTTAAAAGTAATTCAAAGTATGAATTACGATATAATTGCTGCTTTTGACGATAGTATAGAATGTGTACAAATGTATCGTGAAAATGGTATATTTGCTTGTAAAGTAAATTAATTATGAGACAAGAACAATTTAATTTTGAAAGTGGTAGTAATGTATATTTTACATCTGATACACATTTTGGTCATGAAAATATAATTTATTTTTGTAAACGTCCATTTTCTTCAGTAGAAGAAATGGATCAAACATTAATAAATAATTGGAATAGTGTAGTAGGACCAAATGATTATATATTTCATCTCGGTGATTTTTGTTTTAAAGGAAGTCAATACTGGGATAAAATATTAAATCAATTAAATGGTCATAAATTTTTAATATGGGGTAATCATGACGAAAAACATCGTCGTGATGGTTCTATATTAAAATTTGATTGGGTAGGATATCAATGTAAAATTAATATAGGAGGACGTGATATTTATTTAAATCATTATCCTTTTTTATGTTATGGAGGTACATATCGTACTGATAATTATGTTATAGCTGCTCATGGACATACACATTTAAATATAAATGATATGTCAGGTAAAGATATTGAACGATTAAAATATTGTTTTCCATTTCAATATGATGTAGGAGTTGATGCAAATAATTATACTCCTATTTCATTTATCGATTTAGATAATCGAATTAAAGAACAAATAGAACATAATCAAAATCAATATCAAGCGTTTAAAGAATATTTACAATATAAGTAAATATTACAATTTAATAGATATAAGTATACGATTAACAGTTAATTCGTATGCCAAAAACAACAAAAAAATTTGATTGGGAGATTTATGATGGGGATGAATGTATTGATATTCTTTCAATGACTCGTAGTGAAATGAAAGAATATCAAAAACTTTATCCTAATTATAAAATTAGTGAGGTAGAGTATACTGATGATAGAAACGACAGTTCATGCGAAACTAATAGCAAAAAAAGACGGAATATATACAGTATACGTCTTTCAAGAAAATAATGAAAAATTGCATATGTGTACAAAACTTCCAAATTGGGGATCAGAATATAATCTTCGACTTGGAGATGAAGGTTTTGTAACTATGCAATATGTAACTGCCGGAGAACAATTTTATAACCGATTAACTAATGAAACTTCTACTATTAAATTTACAAATAATTATTTTAAAGAATTTATAAAAGATAACCCACAATTTGACAAGATTATATTATGAGAGACGTTAATTCATACGAGTGGAAGGATAAAAGATCTGGAAAAGATCGTGGAGAAAAACAAATTACGATAAAACTCATTGATATGAGTTCTGACCAATTACAATATTGTTATAATATATGTAAAGAAATGCTGTATAATTCGGATCCTAAACTTCCAGGCCGAATGATTGTGATAAATAATCTAGATATTCAAAAAGAAAATTGTTTAGCTGAACGTTGTTTACGTTGGTTTATGTCTTTACAAGATAAAGATGGTAATTATAGTTATCCATCTGCTGAAGTTGTAATGAATGAATTACGTGGTTGGGCTAAAAGTTTTCAAGCAGATGATAAAACTATGCTTAAAGAATTTCTAGAAATTCCTGCTGAATATCGAAATGTTCGTGTTAATACATTAGAAACTGCTTGTAGAGATGCTCTTGGAGCTTTTGATCATTCTAAAATTTCTTTAAGTTTTATCTATAATTTAGGATTATATTTAACACAAGAAGAATTAAATTCAATTGATGATGATATTAAATCAGTTGGACAAAATCCAGATGATTTTACTCTTCAAATGAAAATTAATCGTCATGTAAAAATTCCATTAGGAATACATGAAGCTGATATTAAAATTAATCCTAAAGGGTTAACTTTAGCTGAATTTAAAGATATGATTAATATGAAACATTCTAAAGGTTATAGAATGGTAAAATATAGTAATCTTAGTACATCTCAATTAGTTACTTTATCTACTAAAGTATTATATGCTTTAGAAGAAAAAGTTAAATTTCAAATAAAGGGATGGAAAGAAAGAATGTCTCAGATAGAGGAAGTTGCAAAAGTAAAAGGATATAAATTAGTATAATATGGCAGAATGTAAAATAATGCGATGTAATTGTAAACATGAAGGACAAGATCAACTTTACGGTCCTGGAATGAGACTTTTTAATCCTACTGGTAAAGGTAGTGATCAAGGTCGAGATTATATTTGTACTATTTGTGGTGCGAAAGCAGGTGGCGGAGGTAAGAAAAAATAATGGAATTTAAAGAAATTTTAAAAGAAATGTTGGAAATTTATTTAAAGAAAAATCATGATTATGGAAATAGTTTTGATAAATCTTTAAATGAATGGGGTGAAGTCGCTGGAGTAATTCGAATGGAAGATAAATTCAATCGAATTAAAACTTTATTAAAAACAGAAGGACAAGTTAATGATGAAAGTATTAATGATACTCTTTTAGATCTAGCTAATTATACAGTAATGACATTACTGTGGAGAAGAAATAAGGGATAATTTAATTAATGCGATTTGAAATATATGATGTAGAAACTTTATCAAATGTTTTTACATACACTGGTTATGATTGTAACACAAAAATTTGGTATCAGTTTGTAATTTCAAAATGGCGTAATGATTTTAAAGAATTAATTAAACATTTACGTATATTAACTGTTGGGTATTATCAAGTTGGATTTAATAATGAAAATTTTGATTATCCAATTATTCATCATATTATTAATCATTTTAATGAATATTATGAAGAAAATGGGCAAATTATTGCTCAAAATATTTATAATAAAGCACAAGAATTAATTAATAATACTAATGAAGATGGAAAACAATTTAATACAATTGCAGATAAAAATAAATATATTAAACAAATAGATTTATTTAAAATTTGGCATTATAATAACAAAGCTAGATTAACAAGTTTAAAAGATTTAGAAATTTGTCTTAGAATGCCAAATGTTGAAGAAATGCCTATTGATCATCGTACTTGGTGTAAACCTGGAGATGAAGAATGTATTTTATCTTATAATAAAAACGATGTAGAAGCAACTTATTTATTTTTTAAAACAACTCTTGGTCAAACAGATTATTCTATTTATAAAGGAAAGAATAAAATGAAATTAAGACAAGATTTAAGAAATAAATTTAATGTTGAAGTTCTTAATATGCCAGATGTGGGAATGGGAGAAAATTTAATGTTAAATCTTTATTCTCGAGCAATTGGAAAAAATCCATTTGATATTAAAAAATTAAGAACAAATCGTACAAATATTGCATTAAAAGACTGTATTCCATTTTGGGCTGAAATACATACAGAACCATTTAAAAAATTTTTAACAAAAATACAATCTATACAGTTATCTGTTCCTGTTCCAAAAGGATCTTTTGAATTTACTGTTAATACTCATGATTATGCTTGGGATTTTGGTTTAGGAGGATCTCACGGATGTATTCAATCTGGTATATATTCATCTAATGATGAATATGTTATAATGGATTTAGATGTTGGTTCTCTATATCCAAGTATAGCAAAATCATTATGTTTATATCCAGAACATCTTGGACCAGAATTTATGGAATTATATTCTAAATTTATTGACGATCGATTAACTGAAAAACATAAACCTAAAAAAGATAGAGATAATGTTTTAATTGAGGGATATAAATTAATTTTAAATGGTACATATGGTAAATCAAATGAAATAAATTCATTTATGTATGATCCATTATATACATTTAAAACTACTATTGCTGGTCAAATATTTATTTGTATGTGGTCTGAAAGAATGATTGAAGCTTGCCCTGAAATCAAATTTCTACAGACGAACACTGAATATCTATCGGTGTTCTAAAACCTTGTTAACTGCGGGAATCTCCTTAGAGCTTTCAATACTAACTTATAATAGTAATATATATAAGGGCTAAAGTAATTATTTAGATATAGTAAAAAGTTGAAAGATTGGACAATCCGCAACCAAGATTCCATAATGGAATAAGGCTCATCGACTATCTCATAAGAGAGTAGAAAGAAATTTCGAAACACAAGGTATATTATTTTATATAAATATAAATTAATATAAAGATATAGTCAAACTTTATATGAAAATATAAAGAGTTATTGGATGGACAATCCATATTAATTCCTCGTAATAAAATAGATATAATTCGTAAAGTTAATAATCAATTAACTAAAGAAACAGGACTTACAATTGAAGAAGTTTTTTATGATAAAATGATTATTCGTGACGTAAATAACTATATCGCTATAAAAGAAGGATTTACATCAGGAAAATCTGAATCTGATTATTTAAAATTAAAAGGAGATTTTGAAATTGATAAAGAATATCATAAAGATCCTTCAATGCGAATTGTTCCATTAGCAGTTAAAAATTATTTCGTATATAATATTCCAATTAGAGAAACAATTATAAATCATTCTGATATTTATGATTTTTGTCTTAGATTAAAAACTAATTCTAAAAGTATAGCAAAATTTACACATATTGTAGATAAACAGATTGTTGTTGATACTTTATCTAGAACTACTAGATATTATATTAGTAAATCTGCAAAAGCTGGCACTTTATTAAAAGATTTTGGTGATAATCGAACTTCTGGAGTAAATATAGGTTATTCGGCAATGATATTTAATAAATATGAAGAAAAAAATATGAAAGATTATGATATAAATTATAATTTTTATATTTCTGAAGCATATAAATTAAAAAATGCTGTTGATGATGGACAATTAAGTTTATTTTAATATGTTACTTCAAACTTTTAAAGAAACTTTTATAGACGATTGGAATGATTGTAATGTATTTCGTTTAGCTGATAATATTTTAATTAAATATAATGATAATTATTATATTTATAATGTTACAACTAAACAATGGAATACAGAAAATTATATTCAATTAAATAATAACGATTTATTAAAATTTTGTGAACCAAAACAATATGTATTTAGAGGTACATATTTAGGAGAATATCTTAATACTTTTTTAATTAAAACTTTATATTATAAAGATTTAAGATTTTTATTTCCTGAATATGAATTTATTGTTGAACAAGCTATTAAATTACAAATACCTTTTATTTTAAATTCTTTTAGAAATGATAATTTGAATTTTATTAAAAATATGAATTGTACTTCATTAGTTAAAGCTACTGAATTAAATTCAAAACAACTTAATATTTTTCAAGAATATATTCAAACTACAAAAAATGATGCTATGTATTATTTTTTACGATTGAATAATTTAGTACCATCTTTTAAAGGATTAAATGAAGAAATATTTAATAAATTATGTTCAATAGCTTTAAATGATAATATTACTAATACGGATATAGAATTATATCAAGATTTAATTTTATCTAAACCTGGTAATCTTATACAAAAATTAGATAAAATTCAAGATTATATTAAATATAATTTTCATGAATATCGAATTAATTGGAAAGTATTACAAGAATTAGATAAACTTGATATAACTGAATATCCTGAATTACCTAGAGCTTCTAAATTAGAAGAATTAATTCCATCTATACAACAAAAAGTTAATGAATATGAAGATGAAGCTAGATATGCTGTACTAAATGAAAAATTTAAACAATTTATTAAAACTATAAAGAATTTTGAATTTAATACAGATAAATATTGTATTATAGCTCCTGAATTAGTTCAAGAACTTGATTTAGAAGGAAATATATTACATCATTGTGTTGGTAGTTTTAAAGATAATTTAGCTTCTGGTAAAGAAATTATTTTATTTTTAAGACATAAGGATAATCCTAAAATTCCATTTTATACTATAAATCTTGATAATGATGGTTATATACGTCAAATTCATACAAAATATAATGGAGATATTAAAGATGATCCCGAAAAAGAAGATTTACAGCAATTTTTAAAATTATGGGCTGATAATAAATCAGATATAATTAATAAAAAATCTATTAAATCACATTATGGTGCATTGTGTCACCAATAATTATGGTATATTCAAATGAATGGATAACTATTTATCCAAAAACTTTTTTAGATTTTTATAGAGATATAAAATCTAAAAAAATTGTTCCTATTACTAATGAAAATGATGATATTATTGGATTTAATGTTGTTAAAGATATTCCTTCTACAATGAAGGTTTGTAAAATGATTAATAATATTTTAACAGTTGGTGATACAGAACAAGAACGACATGACGATGAAACAAAAATGCGTATATTTCTTGAAGAATATAGAAATAAACCATTACAACAGTGGTTTACTGCTGCTACAAATTTTATTAATAATTGTATTGTTATTGATGAAATAATTGATAAAAATGGAGAAATATATGCTATAAGTAGTTTTGAAAGAAAAGTATTTAATTTAAATGGAACGGTAGTTGTTGATTTATGTAATAATCATAATATTGATAATTATTCAAAAGAATCTATAATTAAATTACTTAAATCTACTTTTGATTTATATTATTAAATAATATGGAAACAGTATCTAGAGCTATAAAACAATTAATGATTAAAGAACCATTTTATGGAATTTTTGCTTCAGGATTGCAAAAAACTTTCTCTAATCAAGTTCAACATATGGGTATTGTTCCAGATGGTATAAATTATAAATTATTAATTAATAGAGATTATTGGTATTCGTTAGATAAAATTCATCAAATAGGATTACTTAAACATAATCTATTACATATGTGTTTCTTTCATGTAACAGATTATATTAATTATTTACCATTAGCTAAAAATTATAATATTATGCAAATGGCTATGGATTTAGAGGTTAATTCTTATCTATATGATGAACAATTACCTAATGATTCGTCTACACGTTTATTTCAATTACTTCCAAATCTTCCAAAACGACAAGGTACAAAATATTATATTTCTGTTTTAAATAAAATAGAAAATAATATTAATGATGCTGATACTAGAAGTTGGGGAGATATTACAGATAGTGTACGTGAAACTTTACACCAAGAACAAACTGATCATAATAATTGGTCAACTGGTCTTGGTGCAGATATAAGTCTTGTTCGTACACAATTAGAATATAGAGTTAAATCTGTAGCTGATAGCGTTAGAAGTCAAATACCTCAAGAATTATCTAATATTATTAATGGTTTATTAACTTTTAAAAAACCAATATTTAATTGGAAAAAATTCTTTAGAAATTTTATTGCTAATGCTTTTGATTCTCTTCCTAAAAGTACAAGAAGAAAAGAATCTACACGATTTGAAGGAGCATTAGGACATAAATTAGCTAAAAAACATACTATATTAGTTGGAGTTGATACATCTGGATCAATAGGTCAAAAAGAGTTAGATGAATTTTTTAGTGAGATTTATCATGTATGGAAAGCTGGAGCTTTCGTAGATATTGTAGAATTTGATACTAGAATTCAACAACAATATCATTATAAAGGTAAAACTCCTAGAGAAGTACAAGGTAGAGGTGGAACTGATTTTCATCCATTTGTTGAATATTTTAATTCAAATTTTAAAAAATATAGTCTAGGTATTTGTTTTACAGATGGATATGCTTCTTTAGATAGAGTAAATCCATTTGGTAAATTCTGTTGGGTTATAACTTCAAATGGAAATCAAAATCAACAATATCCTGGATATACAATTAAAATTCCTAAAATTATAGAATAGTATGAAAATACAAGAAGCAGAAAAGATTATTAATTATTTATTAGATAATAATTTAAATTTAATTGAACAAGGACAATCTAAAATAGCAATTGGACTTGAAGGACCTCCAGGAATTGGTAGATAAAATATTAATTATATATTTCTAGTTAATTTATAAATTATGGATCAAATAGTAAAACTTTATTAGGAAGGAGTTAGTATAACTCAAATTGCAAAAATGTTATCTAAAGATAGACATACTATTTCTAATTATTTAAAAAAATTAAATATTTCTATAATTAATCATTAGAATAAATGTAAATTTAACGAAAATATTTTTGATTCTATTGATACAGAAGAAAAAGCTTACTGATTAGGATTTTTAATGGCTGATGGAAATTTAAATTCAACTTATAATATAATTGAATTAAGTTTAAAAGAATCAGATAAAGAACATTTAGAAAAATATCTTAAATTTTTAGAACATAAAGCAATAAATAAAATTAAATATCATACTAATAAATTAGGTAATAGTTATAGACTAACTATTACAAATAAACATATATGGAATACTTTAAATAATTTAGGATGTACTCCTAGAAAATCATTAACATTAAAATTTCCAAATATTAAAGAACATATTATTGATTTTATTAGAGGATATTTTGATGGAGATGGTTGTTTAACATATAAACGTTATAAAGATAAAGTTAAATGTTCTTGTACTATAATTTCTACTTTAGAATTTTTATAGAGTATACAAATTGAATTGTTACAATATAATATTAATAGTAAAATTATAACGGATAAACGTTATAAAAATAATACAAGAATTTTAAAATTTTATTATAAAGATAGTCACAAATTAATTGCATTATTATATGATAATGCTTCTATTTATTTAACTAGAAAATATAATCGATATCTTTTCTTTAAAGAAAAGTTTTGCCGTTTATCTAAGGAATTAGATGAATTATTAGCGAGCGAAATCGGAAAAAACTGTAATGTCAATTCCGAGGTAAATTAATATGTAATAATATTAATCACCGTAACGCGTAGAAACTGAAACTGTTCTATTATAAAAAATAATAGAACAGAATATAATGTTTCCAAGAGCGCTTGCCATCTAGAACAGATGAAAATGTACGCTGAACTTATATGAATAAAAAATATAAGAAATTAGGATAAAAAGCCTAATGATAACACAATTGAAAACTGGAATTATAAAACATATTGCTGATACTAGAGGTGCACGATATGTTAGATTGGAGCTTGCAAGTCTTGAAGAAATCGGTGATATAGTTGGAATTCCTTGTAAAGAGTTCATAATGAACGACTTAGAAGGAAATGAAATATGGGTAACCGAAAAATTAGTATCTGAATATATTAATTTAGGTTATAAATTATGTCCTCATTGTCAACCGAGAATGGGATATGCGGTTCCTGCATGGGTACCAACAAATTCTGAAGAAGAAGTTTTAGTAGTTTTGGATGATTATACAAGAGCTAGCGGTTTATTTATGCAAGCTATTATGGGTCTTGTTCAATTCGGAGAATATATTTCTTGGAAACTTCCAAAAAAAGCTCATCTACTTTTAACTTCAAATGAAGATAACGGTAGTATGAACGTAACAAGTTTGGACTCTGCACAATCGAGCAGACTTATTAATCTTAAACTCGATTTTGATTATGAACAATATGGTAGATGGATGGATTCACAACATCTTAAAAGTGAAGCAATTAACTTCATGTTATTAAATAATAATATATTTGATCAATCAGATCGAGTAAACGCAAGAACATATACTATGTTTGCAAATGCTATTGCAGGTATTAATGATTTATCTAATATTGATAATCTTGATACTATTTGTTTAATAGCAAAAGGTTGTTTTGGTAATGATACTAATATAGGAAATTTATTTGTTACTTTTGTACATAATAAGTTAGATAAACTTATGTCTGCAAGAGAAATATTAAGTGGAACATGGGATGATACTTCAAAAAAGATTAAAGAAAATGTATTTAAAGATGGAGAATATCGTGCTGATATTGCTTCAGTATTAACAATGCGTTTAATTAATTATATTGAAATGTTAGAACGTCCAAGACCAGAACAAGTTGATATTGTAATAAAACGAATTGGAGAAATTGTAACTCATCATGAAGTTTTACTTACAGAAGATCTAATTTTTACTTTAATTAAGAAATTAAATAAGAAATCAGCATTTGTTGCTAAATGTAGTAAACTTATGATGATTCCTAAAGTAATGGCTAAAATTTCTATTTAATGATAAATTTAGAACATTTTACAAAGTATGTTGAATTACTTACATTTAGACCTGATGGAACTTATGATAGAAATTCTGCTGGGTTTAATTTATGTACATTAACAGATGAAGATCTAGAATATTTAAAACAACAAGTTACTTTAAGTATTCAACCTTTAACTGATGATGATAAAATCTTTTTTGATAATTGCACATTTCCTAAATTATTTGTTAATGATGTTCCTTGTAAAATTAAACGAGTAATTAAAAAAGATTCAGCAACTAAAATTATTACTAATAAAGAAAATATTATTAGTCAAAAAGAAGTAGATCAAATTAAATCTGAAATAGTAGCTAAAACAGAAACAAATTATTATATTTTCGATCAAGATAATATTAATGCTTATAATATTGATCTTGATCGTTTTTTATCTAATAATAATATGCAACGATTAGAAAATATTAAATCGATTCCACAATCGATTAATAAACATCGTTTATTATTAGTAGATGATTATGGTAAATTAACTACTGTTGAAAATTTAGTAAAATATTTAAATAATTATCTTCCAGATCCAACAGATGAACAGAAAGAAACTATTTTATCTTTATTAAAATCTAACGAAGCTGAAAATATAGATTTAGGAGTTAATATGTGTCGTATGTTTAAAATGGATGATATATTATTTGATATATATCTAGCTTTAGCAAATATACAAGGATATTCAGGGCATGCTTCTGCAAATAAAGCTAATAGAAATAATGTTAGATGGAAATATTTAATGTATTTTGGTAAATTTACATTATATGATTTTAATGATTTCTATAGACCATGGAGCGTTGGAAATCGTTTAGTTAAAATAGGATCATTATATAATAGTAATGTATTATCTATTAAACAAAAACAAAAATGTTGGATGTATTGTTATTATATGTGTGGTAATTTTAGTTATAGAAATTCGCATAGTTTAGCAGATGCATTAAGTATTCCTGAAAATAATCGTTTAACTTTAACTTTAAATAATCAAGGTCAATACTATGACTTGCCAGAACGATACGTTGATATCACGTGATGAAAGACAAGCATTAGTAATTGAACGTTGGAAACAAACTAATTGTCGAGGCGTATTTGAAGGTTGTACTGGATTCGGTAAAACTCGAATCGCATTAAATGCAATAGAAAGAGTACAAATTAAAAATCCTACTGCTATTGTAGTAGTTATTGTTCCTAGTCAAGCTTTAAAAAAACAATGGATACAACATCTTAAAGATAGAAATTTAACAGCAACTGTAATGGTGATTAATACAGCAGCTAAAAGACCATTTAAATGTAATTTTTTAGTTTGTGATGAAATTCATCGTTATGCCAGTGATTTCTTTTCTAAAGTATTTCAAAATTGTGAACCTAGATTTATTTTGGGTTTAACTGGAACATATGAACGTCTTGATGGTAAAGAAAAACAAGTAATTGATAAAATTTGTCCATTATTTGATAGTGTTGATATTGATACAGCAACTAAAAATGGATGGGTAGCTACTTATACAGAGTATAAAGTAATGCTTGATGTTGATTTAACAGAATATAATAATGCTAATAGAATCTTTTTAGAACATTTTGCATTTTTTAATTTTGTTTGGGACGATGCTATGGAAGCTGTTAAAAATAGTAAATTTCGTGAAGCATTAGCTAAAAGATTTAATTGTACTGTTAAAGAAGTTTCAGCTCATGCATTTGCTTGGAATAAAGCAATGCAATTCAGAAAAAAATTCATATCTGATCATCCTAAAAAATTAGAAATAGCTAAAAAAATAATTGCAGCTAAATCTAATAAAAAAATTATTACTTTTAATAGTACAATTGATCAATGTAATAAATATGGTTTTGGTTATGTAATACATTCTGAACAAAATAAAAAAGAAAATGAAAAAATATTAAATGATTTTGCTCAAAGCAATAATGGAGTTTTACATACTTCTAAAATGTTAGATGAAGGCGCTGATATTCCAGGATTATCTGTAGCTATTGTTTGTGGTTTTAATTCAAGTAAAATTACAACGAGACAAAGAATAGGTAGGTGCATTCGACGAGAAGGTAATAAAACTGCAGAAATTTTCTTTTTAGTTTTAAAAGGATGTAGTGATGATAAATGGTTTAAAAAAGCTAATGAAAAATTATCATATATACAAATAAATGAAACTGAATTAGATCAATTACTTGAAGGAAAACAATTAAATAAAACATCTAAACAAGGTGAAATATTTAATGGTTTAAGATATTAATTTTAACCATTTTGATCATTAATAACTAGAAAGCTCGTTTACACTTATAACTTTCTAGACGGTGAAACGTTTAATTATATTAATGCATCAAATAGAATTATCTATTGAGAGAGAAATACAATTTATGAATAAATATCAATTAACTGCAGATGAATTATTTCTTTTGCGATTAATTTTTTATGCTCAAGAAGAACATGAAGAATATTTATATATGTATTTTACTCAAAATAAATTAACTAATGATATACGAACTATTTTAATGTCTTTAATTGATAAAGGTATTATAAATAATTCGTATAAAGTACCTGATGAAGGTACTGAATTTAATCCACAAGATGTGGATTTTAATAAAAAAGTTATTGATCAGTTATATCATCATTCTAATGATCTTGGAATGGAATTATTTAATAATTATCCAGCTTATACAAATATTAATGGAAGAGTATTTTCATTAAAAAATATTTCTAAGAATTTTAAATCTCTTGATGATTTTACTTTTGCTTATGGAAAAGCAATTAAATTTAATTTAAAAGAGCATCAAAGAATTATGGAATTACTTGAATGGGCTAAAGATAATTCATTAATACATAGTGGTTTAACTGATTTTGTAGTATCACAGCAATGGAATACTTTAGAAATAATGAGAGATGAAAATTTAGGAGAATTAAATACATCAGAACTTATATGATTGTTGATAGTTTATTTAAAAGTATTGAGGAAGGTAAAAAAGGACGTAATTCCGGATTATCTACTGGTTTAAATAAACTTGATGGATTAATTTATGGTGTACAACGTAAATGGATGAATGTATTTGCAGCTGATTCTGGTTCGGAAATAAATATATATAATTATTAAATTATTTAAATAAATAAAAAATTATTTCATTAATTTTATTAAAACTGTATAATTACATAAATATTAAAATGTAATTATATGAAAAAATTAGAACAAAGTATTATTGATCAAATAGAACCTATGTATATAAAATATGGTTCTGCAAAAAAAGTTGGAAAAAAATTAAATATTAATCCAAAAACAGCAGTTAGATATTTAAAAAAGTTAGGATATGATTTTTCAAGTAAAGCTATAATAAAAACTATAAGTTATTCAGATGCTTTAATTAAATATAAAAATTGGAATGAATCATTAACTAAATTTTGTAATAAATATCATATATGTTTATCACATTTTACTATATATTTACGAAAGAATAATATATTTGTAGAAAATTTACAAAATGAATGTAAATTTAATGAACATATATTTGATATAATCGATACTGAAGAAAAAGCATATTGGTTAGGATTTATTTTTGCTGATGGATATATTTCTTCTTTTAAAGAAGATAAAAAATCAAATTATCAATTTGAACTTTCTTTAAAAGAAAGTGATTTCGATCATTTAAATAAATTTAATTTATTTATGGGTCATAAATATAATAATGTAAAAATAGGAAATATAAAATGTGGAAATAAAATATATAAAAGATGTAGATGGAGTATTCGTAATAAACATTTATGGGAAACTCTTAATTCTTATGGATGTACTCCAAAAAAATCTTTAAGTTTACAATTTCCAAATTTAAATATTTTTAAAAGTCAAGAATTAATAAAAGATTTTATTAGAGGATATTGGGATGGAGATGGATGTATTAGTTATGCTAATAAACAACATACACATTTAACAATATCTGTATTAGGTACAGAATCTTTTTTAAAAACCATAAATAATTTTTTACCAAAAAATCTTACTGTTTATAAACCAAAACAAAAATCTATTTGGTTAATTTCTGCAAATCATAATACTGCTTTTAAAACTCTTTATTTTTTATATGAAAATTCTAAAATTTATTTAGATAGAAAATATAATTTATATAAACATATGAGCCGTTCATATAAGCAATTATATGAATTATTATCGGGCAAAATCGGTGAAAACTGTGATGTCAATACCGAGATAACTAATTAAATTTCGAAAGGTTAATTAGTATTGTAACGCATAGAGAGTGAATAAATATAATCTTTCCACGAGTGTCCGACATCCTTAATGGATGAAAATATATGCTGAGCTTATACTAATAAGAAGTATAAGAACTAAAAGATAAAAAACTTTTAGGATAACATACTGGCTGGTAAATCGAGTCTAGTATTATATTCAGAAGTTTATACTCCTTTTCAACAATATTATCATAATAGAAATATTGATTTACATTTTTTATTATTTTCATTTGAGATGAGTGCTGAAGTTTTATTAGCTAAATTATTATCATTATATATTTATGAAGAGTATCATAAAGTATTATCTTATGGAGAAATTTTATCTTTAGGAAGTACATTATCTAATGAAGATTTAGAATTAATAAAATTAGCTAGACCATGGTTAGAAGAATTTGAAAGACATTGTGAAATTATCGATAAACCAACTACTGCTAAAGGTTTATATGCTATTTGTAAAGAATGGAGTAAAAAATTTGGTACTTATAAAGAAATAAAAGTTACTGATGAATATTCTAAAGAAGAATATTATCCAAATAATCCTTTACAATATTTAATTGTTGTTATTGATCATATTAAATTATTAGCTACAGCATCAGGACATACAATAAAACAAGAAATTGACGAATCTTGTGATTATTTAATTCATTTTAGAAATAAATGTGCTTTTACAGTTAATATAGTTCAACAATTAAATAGAAATTTTAAATCAATGGATAGAAGAAATTCTGAAAATTCTTTAATTGGATTAGAGGATTTATCAGATTCTGGAGGTCCAGCTCAAGCTGCAGAAGCAGTAATTGCTATTTATCATCCTTATCGAGAAAAACGTATAAAATGTGAAGGATATGATATTAGACAATTACGTGATAAAGCTAGAATAATTCAAATTCTAAAAAATCGTTTTGGCGAAGCTGATAAATGTTTCGGTGTAGTATTTCATGGATGTAATGGATTATGGAAAGAACTTCCATTACCTGTAGAAATTAATGATTATTCTAAATATACTACTTTAGGATAAAGATAATTAATATAACTTTTTTAAAACTTTTTATATATGGGATTATTACCTACTAGTAAAACAGTTAAAAAAACTGATGATCCTAAAAATTTAATATTATTTGGATTGCCTAAGGTAAATGAGCTTTAAGCTCTCCTGCCGTGGTAGATAGTAATATCTACTATTATTATCGAGCAAAAACGGTGGATTCTAAAAATTTACCATAAAATTATTAGAATATACTTCATAAAATTTGGAAAATATCGTATAATTACATAGAATTAAATATGTAATTATATGAAAATAAATCAACAAAAGTATTCCGAAGAAGAAGTAAAAATTGGACCAATTACTTAAATAGTAATCATACTTTAACTGAAGTATCAGAGCATTTTAATGCTCCGTATAAATCTGTAGTGCATCTTTTAAATAGGTACGGATATAGAAAACCTTCTAGAATCCAGACTAAAATAAGAAGATTAAATAATGAAGAAATAAATTATTTTAAAGTAATAGACTCTCACGAAAAAGCCTATTACTTAGGGTATATTTATTCAGATAGTTATATTTGTTCTGGAAATTATGATCGCTCTAAACAAATAGGAATTGCGCTTCAGTTACAAGATAAATATATTTTAGATAGATTACACAATAATTTACAACTAAAAACTAATATCAGTATATATAAAAATTCAGCTAAGTTAGTAATTACTAATTTAGGAATGTATAATGATTTAGTTAATTTAGGAGTCAAAGAGGATAAATCACATCAAGATTACACCATACCAAGTATTCCAGAAGAATTTATTAACTCTTTTATACTTGGTTACTTTGATGGCGACGGATGTATAACAATTAAAGCTACTAAAGCTATAGTAGTATCTATATGCTGTAATTCTAAAATATTTTTAGAATCTGTTCAAAACTATTTAAGTTTAAATGGAATTGAAACTAGATTAAATCAAGAGAAAAGATCTTCTGGAAATAACTTAAATATTTTATATTTAAAAGGTCGAAAAAATCAGTTAAAATTTAAAGATTTAATTTATAAAGATTCTCCAATTTATTTAACAAGAAAATATGATAAATTCATGAAAATACCGTGCAAACTTCAGGAGCAAAATACTGAAGATGTGTAACGCGTAGAAGGTGAAACTAGAAATAGAATATAATCCTTCCAAGAGTGTTCGACATCCTAAAGGATGAAAATATACGCTGAGCTTATAGGAAACTATAAGAACTAGAAGATAAAAAGCTTCTAGGATAACATACTGGGGCAAAACAACTGCATTAGCACAACTTCCTAATACTGTAGTACTTGATTTAGAAAATGGTACTGAATATGTAGAAGGTTATGTTATACCTATTAATACATTTGTAGATTTATATAAAGTTGCAAAAGCTTTAAATAAAACTATTAATGGTAAGAAAAATGAATCTTATGAAGAGCATAATTTTAAATTTGTTGTAATTGATACAGTTACAGCTCTTGAAGAAATGGCTCTTGAATTAGCTGCAAAACGTTATAAAGAATCGCCTAAACATAGATGGGCCTAAATTAAGAAATTAATTTAGCAAACTTTACTAATTGCTGGAAACTCCTAACATGTAAAGATGAGGACAATCAGCAGCTAATTTTTATTTTATTATGAATTTACCTCAAAGTTATGAACATTGTTATTATCAATTACTTGGAGAAAAATCCTAGGAACGATATATGAAATTTCATGGATTTGATAATAAAGAAGAGTATATTTAGGATAAAATTTTTAGAGAAAAAATAGGAGCAATTAAAAGAGGAGCAATTGATAGAAATATTTCATATGAATTATCAGATACTTTTGCTAAATCTCTATTAACTCAAAATTGTTATTATTGTGACGAACCTATAGCAAATGGCATAGACAGAATAGACTCCAATAAAGGATACACTGAAGATAATGTAGTTCCTTGTTGTAGGGTGTGCAATATAATGAAAAATGCTTTTTCTCAAGAAGTTTTTTATAATAAAATTGATAAAATTTATAATAAACATTTAAAAATTAGTTCAACGACTATCGAAAACACATCTAAAGATGGAAGTTAGTAGAGTACATTACAAGCTAATGGTAATGGAAATGTAAAGAATCCGAAAGGATTGTGATATAGTCTGAACTTCTATGGAAACATAGAGCTGGATATAATTCCGGAAAGAGTGTTGCGAACTCTTTTGAACATATTGATTGGACGTAATTGGGATGGTAGTGGTAAAGATATTCTTAAATTACCTCAAGGTAGTGGATATTATTGGCAACGTATTGCTATTCAGGAGATTATAGGTTGGTTTGAAGGACAAGATTATAATTTAATTCTTGTTGGTCATACTAAAGATAAAAATCTTACTGAAGGTGGAACAGAATTAAATGTTAAAACATTAGATCTTGGTGGTAAAATGGGTACAATTCTTTCTGCTAAATCTGATGCTATAGCATATCTTTATCGTGATACAGAATCAGGTTCTCTTATGGCTAATTTTGGTGATATGAATTCTGTTCTTACTGGAGCTCGTATGCCACATTTAGCTGGTAAAACAATTGAACTTGCAGAACGTAAGATGAATGAAAAAACTCAAGAATGGGAAATTATAACTCATTGGAATCGTATATTTCCTAGTTTAAAGGAGGATAAGAATGCCAACTAAGCATTCTGAAATACCTGATTTATTATTAAAGGAGAATTCATTATTATTAGATTCTTCTTTAATAACTAAATTAAATGCAAATCCTGGAGATAAAATATCAATAGGATTTATTGAAAGAGATGGTCTCTTAAGACCAATAATAAGTATAGGAGAGGAAGGAAATAAACTTTCAAAATCAAATACAGTATCTTTTAGAGGAAATCGTCATAATATTTTAGCACAATTTGGAACACAATTTTGGATTAATGAAAATGATGGTTTATTAGAACTTGAAGGTGATGGAATTCCTGTTTATACTGAAGTCAAAAAAGCTGTAGAAGCTATTATTACAAAAGAAATTATATTAGATACTACGTATGAAATTACAAAATTAACAAATTATGAATTTTAGTGGTGATAAAACATCTGGATTAGGAGAAGCAAAACAAGTACTTGAGGGTAATAAAATTCATACTGTCAAATTTGATGGTATTGAAAAAGTTGAATTAAAAAATGGTGAAATGCATTGTTTACGTATTAAATTCTCTAATGATGAAGGATATTTCAACCATACTATTTTTGAACCTCAGCAAGGTGATGATCAGGATACAACAGGTGCTTTTGGACCAAATCCATCACGTGTTACTTCAATGATGATTTTATTACGTCATCTTGGTGCAGCTATATGTCCAGATTTAAATGCTAAAATTAATGCATTTGATTCTAAAACAACTTGGGAACAAATCCGTAATATTGTAATAGAAACAACAACTCCGGCTATTGGTACTGAAACTAAAATTAAGTTATTTAAACGTAAATATACTGATCCTAATACTGGAGCTTCACGTGAAGACTCACAATTCCCAGCTTTCTTTGTATCGTATAATAGAGATGGTAATCTTTATATGCGTACTAACTTTATTGGTAAAGGTATTTATTTCTTAAGTAAAGAACTTGATCAAATAAAGAAGCAAGATGAGGCTAAACCTATTAAAGTAGAAAACTTTGGTGATGGAGATATGCCTTTTAAAGCAGAAAGTAAAGAAAATGATGATTTTGATATAAATATC